ATGGAACGCGTCACCAAGCTCGCACTGCGCGTGCTGGAGGAGGCGCTCGCCCAGGCTGAGGCGGAGATCGTCGAGCCGCATGTGGCGCATCGCCTGGCCCTGCAGTGGCTAGTTGCTGTAGGCGCACTGGAGAACTGGCAGGCCGAAGGGTTCATTGACGCGATGGGCGCCCCCATCCTCACGCCGCACCTCCCCGGCGGAGAGCATTACATTCGCCCGACGGTCATGCGCGGCACGCTCCTGGCTGCCTATTACGGATTGGGATATCCTCTGCCCCCGGATGGCTTACGGGCCGCGCTTGCTCGCCGTTTCGCAACGGAATTGCTTGACCAAGAGATTAGCCAGCCACACCCCTGGGTGATGTGCAACCGATACCGCCCAGGCGAACGCGAGACGATCCGGCAGCACTTCGGTGCCAAGCTATGGCGCCAGGTCAATGATGGGCCTGCCATTGTCCACCCTAAGGAACCGGGGTGGGTTGTGCGCGCGGTCGACGGGGAGACGGTGCTCGACCAGATGACGTGGGGCTTCCCGGTGGTTTTGCGCGGAAAGAAGGGCCAGCCATTGAAGCCCAAGCCAGTGAACAACGCCCGGTTCGACAAGCTCTCGGGCTTCTGGGCGCGCTGGGCAGGACCGGCGCATCGATGCTTGATCCCGGCCTCTGCCTATGCCGAACCGCTCGGGGAATCTGGCTCGATGACAACCACTTGGCTGACATTGCGCTCCACATCGATGTTCGCGTGGGCGGGCCTGTGGCGAGATAGCGAAGATTGGGGACCGGTTTATACCGGCGTGATGACGCACAATGCTCCCGAGTTGGCCTCGATCCATGATCGGTCGCCAGTTATCCTGGCACGCGAAGACTGGGATACGTGGCTCAACGCCCCGTTAGCAGATCTGAAGCAATTCGATCGGCCTTGGCCTGCAGACGATGTTTTCGTCATGCCCACCAGCATTTCGTGGAAGGACGGTGGCCGTGAATCGCTGGTAACTTGGAACTGGGAGGCAGGGCAGCATCGCGCCCCGCCCCCCACAAGCCCCTTCAGTTCGAAATGATCACCTCGCCCACCACCTGGCTTTGCGCCATGCCGCCCACGGTATAGCGAACCGGCACCGCCTCGATTGCGAACCCGTCGAAGATCCGGCGCACCTCGGGATGGTCATTCAGCGACAGAATGAAGCGGCCCTTGATGCCGCGCAGCTGCTCGGCCATCGCGTCGAACTGGCTTCGGTCGAACAGATCGCGGCCATAGTCTCCCTCGCACCCAAAGTATGGGGGATCGAGATAGAACAGCGTCCCCGGCCGATCATAGCGCGTCAGGAAGTCCGACCAGGGCAGGCGCTCGATCACGACACTGGAAAGGCGCTCATGCGCAGCCTCGAGGATCGGCCCGACCTTGGCAACATCGAACCGGGCCGGGCTGGCAGTCGCAACGCCAAATGTCCGCTGGGCCACCTTCCCGCCGAAGGTCAGTTTCTGAAGGTAGAGGAAGCGCGCTGCGCGCTCGAGATCGGTCAAGGTCGACGGATCCTGCCGGCGCAACCGCTCAAACCCGGCACGCGAAGTCACCTGCCAGCGCAGCATGTCCATGAACGCCACATAGTGCCGTTGCAGGATGCGAAAGAACGTGGCCACGTCCTCGGACCAGTCGTTGATCACCTCGCATTTGGGACGCTGATCGCGGCGGAAAAATACCCCGCCCATGCCCACGAATGGTTCGGCATAGAGCTGATGCGGCAAAACATTGATCCGGGCGACCAGGCGCTTGGCCAGCATCTTCTTGCCGCCGAGATACGGCGCAGGCGGGCGCGTGGGGCTGACCGGCTCGAGCTGGTCCAGCACGTTCGACAACATCGCAAATGTTCCTTATATGTTCTCACCGCCGAGTCGGCAGGCGGGATGGCCTCGGGTGGGCCTGTCTGGGGACATGACGATCTGCGGTCGTCGGAATGGGGCGGTGCAACGCCCCCTTCCCCCGCCTCTGCCGGCGGGCGGAAATCCTATCGCACGCCGGCCGCCACGCGGGTGCCGTCTTGCTTGATCACGCTGCCATCACTGCACACGTAGTCGCGGAACGCGAGCACCGGCAGGCCGGTCCAGTCGTTGAGCCGAAGCATGCGCCGCATGATCGGCACTATTTCCGTCTCGAAGAAGGCATCGCGGGTCTGGCTCACATTGCCCAGCCCACCGGCCGCTTGAGGGATCACGCCAATCAGGATCGGCGGCGTGCGGTGCGCGGCCAGCATGTCGTCCCGGCTGATGTTCTTGACCGCCGAAAACTCGTCTTTCGCGGTCACGTCCGCAATCGGCATGATCTGGATGCCGTCCTTCTTCCCCTTGGGGATGTAGACCAGCATGTTCTTGAAGTTGCCCACGCCCTTGGAGCTGCCCAGCTGCTCTTCGATGGCGTCGACGGTGGCCTGATCGGCCAGCGGCTCGCTGACATAGAAAACGAACCCCGCATGCGCGCCGTTGAGGTAATAGCGGCGGCGGAACAGCGTGGCATTTTCCGAGAGCAGCCCGCTCTGCAGCGCCGACAGCCATTCCGGCAGACCATAGATTTCCTGTGCAACGTCCGGCTGTTGCAGCTGAAAAATGGTGCCGGGCGCATAGGCATGCTCATCACCCCGCGCGCAGTTGGTCCACCAGAACACGTCGGGATCGATCCCGGCGCGCGTGTGGATGGCTGGGCTATGCGCGAGGGCGGCGATGCGCCCGCCCAGGTTCGGCACGCTCTCGAGATAGGCATTGCCCATCTGCAGGAAATCCAGCGCCCAGCGCTCGAACACGTCAGCCGCCAACCACCGCGATGGCGTCTGTTGCGCCACTAGCAGATTGACCTTCAGGCCGATCGCGCTGCGGTGATAGGGCGAAACGTTGAACGTCTGCGACAGCCGCGCCATCGGCAACGGAGGCTCATACCAGCGCCCGTTGTGCCAGATCTCGAAATACTGGGCCAATTCGCGGCGATCGAGCACGCTTTCCGGCTCGCCGAAGCGGAAAACCTTGGCAGGCGCATGGCTGGCCTGTTCCTCGGGCTGATCGGCCAGGGCCAGGGCGGTCGAGCTGGGTTCGGTCATCATCGGTCCTGTCAGTTGAGGAAGCGCACGCGCCCGGCCGGCGCCTGGATCTCGGCACCGGCATCAAGCGGTTCGTTGGAAAGCGCGTGGAGGATCGCCCAGGCAATATCGGCGTGCCCGATCTCGCCGTTGCGCCGCGCGGTATAGGTTACGCCGCGCTGGCTCCCGGTCAGCGTCGGGCGGATGGCCATGAATGCCTGCATGACGTCGGTCCAACCGGCATCGAATTCAATACGGCCGGCGCGGAAGACGTTCTGGCCCTTGATCACCAGGGCGGTCTTGGTGGCCACCGAATATTCGATCTTGCGCGCCAGCGGGAACCACTTGCTCACCAGTTCCCACACCGCTTGGCCATGCCCTGTGGTGTCGATCGATATGTCGGTGACATTGTAACGCTTGCAGACCGCCCGGATAGCGTCGGCCTGGCCCGCGAAGTCCAACCCGTTGAGCCGGATCTTCTCGAGCACGCGAAACTTGCCGCCCGGTTTTTCTGGCGGCGCCAGCACGGCTAGCGCCGCATCGTCCCGGCCCTGCTTGTTCGGGTCATAGCCAAGCCAGACCGGCTTTTCCCCGAACGGCCGCCCACCAGGGATTTCGATCAGCGCGGGCGCGAAATCCCGCCACTTGTAGAAGCTGTCCACCCGCGCCGGCGCGAGCCGCACGTAGGGGAACGAGCTTTCGGAATCGTCGATGTCCTCGCATTCGAACAGATTGCGGAACCGCTCGTCCGAATACTCGCGGCGCAGCTCGTCCACGTCGACCAGCTTGCCCAGGCCCTTGACCACCGCGTCATGGATGGTGACGAGCTGTTGCCAGCTACCATCGGGCATGATCGCGCCGTTCCGCAGATTGCGATGCGAGATATCGAACGGCTGCTGGTCGCCTTTGGCGCGCCCGGCGTTCCACTCCTCGCCCGACCAGAAGCCATAGGACTGGTGCGTCTTGGTCGAAGGCGTAGAGAAATAGGTCTTTTTGTAAATCTTGTGCGTGGCCATGCCGCTGGCCACGCCGTTCAACTCGGTGAACCCGTGCACCCAGGCGAATTCGTCAAAGTAGAAGTCGCCGCTCTCGCCCTGGGCGGTCGCGCTGTTGGTGGACAACGGATAGAAGCCCACCGCATCCATCGCCGGCAGCGCCTGCGGCTCGCCGTCCTCGTCCGTCTCTGCCGGAAACGACAGGTCGAGCATGATCGGGTTGCCCTTCAGCTCCACCCCGGTCACGCGCCGCACCCATTTCACGATTTCTCGGCGGAACTTGTTGGCCTGGCGCTGGGAAGCCGAGAGGAATATCTGGTTGCGCGGTGCCGCGTCCTTCTCGCCGCCTAGCGTCGCCAGGATGGCTTCGGCCACTTTGGCGACCGATTCCCGGCTGAAATAGACGGTGGCGCCAATCTGGCGGCTCTTGCGAATCTTGCGCACGCGCTGGTGGCGCTGCTCCCACCACTCGTCCTGGTACTCAAAACACCAGTCGTGGAAATCGTCCAGCAGCGCCTGCCACTGCTCGCGCGACAGGAAATTCTTGCGCTTGTCCGCGCGCTTGGCCTTGGCCTCCTCGTTGTTGCGCTTCTCGATCTTGGGGTTGAGATCGCTTTCGCGCCCTGTCTTGTCGAACTTGCGGATCCGCGCGGCGCGCTCGAGCTGGCGCATCATGAAGTCCGCGCGCTTCATGTCGCCTTCGGTGAACGGCTCCTTGTCGAGCAGCGTGGCGAGGCGTGCCTCGAGCCGATCCTCGACCACCGCGATTGGCGCGTCGTCGTCCCAGGCATCGCGGCTCTTCCACGCGGCAAGCGTTCCATATTTCACGCCCAGCTCGGCCGCGATCTGCGTCAGCTGCCATCCGCGATGATAGAGCGAGCGCGCCTGCCGGCGCTGGGCGCGCGCCACCTGCCGGCTGATCGCCGGGGCGTCGTCGTCCGCGTCGGAGGGGCTGGTCGGATGCATGGCCAAAGCCATGCACCCCGAAACGGCGTCCCTGTCGCCCCGCTGGCTGGGTAGAGGCGCGCTCTACCGCGCGCCCGCGTTGCCGTTGCGGCACGGGGCTGGCTCAAGGGCAACAGCACACGGGTCGCCGCAGCCGGCCCAGCCAACAGGACGCCAGGAGCACCCGATGAAGACCAAGCCCTTCCTGCTCGCCACCGCCGGCTCGACTGTCGATGGCCGCACCATCGATGACGCGATGCTGCAGCAGATCGCCTCGAGCTATGACCCGAAAACCTACGGTGCGCGGCTCAACATCGAACATATTCGGGGCGTCACCGGGGAAAGTCCCTTTCGCGCCTATGGCGACGTGGTCGAGCTGTCGATCGGCAAGACCGACGTCAACTTCAACGGCAAGAAGGAAACGCGCACGGCACTGTTTGGCGTGTTCGACGTCAACGAGGACGCCAAGAAGCTCAATGATGCTGGTCAGAAGGTCTATCCCTCGATCGAGATCGAGCCGAACTTCGCTGGCAAGGGCTTCGCCTATCTCATGGGCTGCGCTCTCACCGACAGCCCCGCATCGATCGCCACCCAGCGCCTGGAGTTCAACCGTTCGCTGCCAGGCGTGCTCACCGTGGCGGGCGAAACGCCCGAGCCGCTGGAATTCCCCGACGATGGCGAGGCGACCGGAACCGGCCTGATTGCCGCATTCACGGCCGCGCTGGATCGCGTCGCGTCCAAGTTCACGCCCGCCACCAAAACTGAGCCCGCACCCCAAGCCGATCCCGCCCAGCCCGCCGCGATGGACTTCGCCCAGCTGCGCCCGCTGTTCGAAGAAATGGGCACCGGTTTCGCCAAAGCCGTCGCCGATCTGCGCAACGAATTCCGAGCGGATACCGATGCCCTCGCGGTCGAGCTGCAGAAGCTGAAGTCCACCCAGGAAAAGACCCCGGCGCACGACTATCGCGGCCGCTCCCGCTCTGACGGCGGCGCCACGAGCTACGCTGACATCTTCTAAGCCGTCACCCGCCCGCCCCGCACCCCGTCACCACAGGACCTGAAACACATGGGTTACCAACTCTCCGATCGCGGCCGCCGGGCGCTCGACGGTCTCTTCACCGCTATCCAGCAGCGCAACGGCGCCACGCGCGGCGTGGGCAAGCAGTTTTCGCTCGAACCGACATCCGAGCAGCGGCTCGAGGATCTCCAGCGCGAGAACGTCGGCTTCCTGCAGCGCATCAACGTCCCCGGCGTCCGCGATCTCAAGGGCCAGGTGATCGGCCTTGGCACCGCGAACATGGTGGCCTCGCGCCGCAGCCGCCCCAACCTGCCGCGCCAGCCCAAGTATGCCGGCCAGCTCCAAGACCGGAAGTGGGAGCTGCACAACACCCTGTTCGACACCTGGTTGCCCTGGGAGTTGATCGACAACTGGTCGCGTTTCACTGACTTCGCCACGCGCTATTCGCGCCAGGTCGCGATTTCGGTCGGACTGAGCCGGATCATGGTGGGCTGGCACGGCACCACGGCGGCCGACGACACCGATGCCGAGGAAAACCCGATGGGCGAAGACGTCAACATCGGGTGGCTGCAGAAGCTGCGCCTCGAACGCCCCGACCACGTCATGGGCCGCAACACGGTCACCGCTGGAAGCGTCACCACCGCCACCGGCACCGCCAAGCCGATCTACATCGGCAAGGACAGCAACACGGCCGATGGCGATTACAAAAACATCGATGCCCTGGCCTATGACCTGATCGCCGGTATGCCGAGCTGGGCGCGAACCTCGACCGATCACGTCGTGATCGTGTCGCAGGATCTGGTCGACGAGAAGTATTTCCCGATGATCAATCGCCCGCTGTCCGACACCATCGACGGCGGCAAGTCCACCAGCGACCAGGTCACCACGGACATCGTCATGTCGGCCAAGCAGATCGGCGGGCGCCCGGCCGTGATCGTCCCGTTCTTCCCCGAAGGCACGATGATGATCACGCCGCTGGGCCAACCCAACGTGCCCGACAGCAGCAACCTTTCGCTCTACTATCAGGAAGGCTCGCGCCGCCGCTACATCAAGGACGAGCCGGAAAACATGGCTTCGCTGGTCGACTACAACTCGGTCAACGAAGGCTACGTGATCGAGAGCACCGATCACGCCGTCATGGCCGAGAACATCACGTTCGGCGACCGCCCGTAATACCGAGGGCGTCGATGGGGGGACCTGCCGTGGCCGGCGGCACCCCGGAGCCAGCGCACCGCAGGGGAGGCCACGCGCCCCTGCGGACCACCCGCAACAGGACCAAGCCCCATGAGCAGCCCTTTTCGCCGCCACAAGCAGCGGGTGCAGGCCATCCGCGCCGGCGCCGCCCCGTCGACCGAAAGCGCGGCGCCGGCCGAACCGGACACCAGCACGGCTGAAGGCAAGGAATACGCCGCCCTGCGCGTGCTGCTCCACGATAACCTGCGCGCGCTGAAAGACATCGCCAGCCACGAGGCGCGCATCCCCAAGAAGAAGGAATTCGCGGGCGCTTTCGCTGCGTGGATCGACGGCGTTCTCGAAGCGGGCGATCAGGGTAAGGCGGCCCAGGACGAAATCCTGGTCACCAACATGCTCTGGGCAATCGACTATCGCGATTTCGACTATGCCCTTGCCTTGGCTGCCCACGCCATCCGCTTCCACCTGGTGCTGCCTGGCTTCACCCGCACGGTTGCTTGCATCGTGGCCGAGGAAATCGCCGGCATCGCCCTGGCCCAGGCCAAAGCCGTCCCGCACGATGCGCTGCTCCGCACGCTCGAACTGGTGAACGGTGCGGATATGCCCGATCCCGTCATGGCCAAGCTCTACAAGGCCATCGGCCGCAGCTTCGCGCGCAAGGCCGATGAATTCGATCCGGCCTCCGACAATGCCCCCGCCGGTGGCAAGGCCGCTTATATCGAGGCCGCCCTCACCACGCTGTCTCGCGCCTTGGTGCTCGATCGCAACATCGGCGTGAGAAAGGAGCTCGAACGGCTCGAGCGCCAGAAGAAAGCCATGGCCGAGCAGGCCGCCACCACCTGATCCACCAATCGCCCACGGCGCTGGGGGGCGGATGGCGGGTTGTGCAGCCGCATCGCGGTGAAGCCCAGCCAACCATCCCCACCCCCCAAAACCTTTGAGGAACCACCATCATGTCCACCGGCGTCATTGCAGTCCCTGCCGCCCCCTGGGATCCTGATGGCGCCCAGGTGATGGCCGATGGCTGGTTCCCGCCGGTCAAGCTTTCCACCGTGCGCGATTCCGTTCGCCTGGGCGATGGCACGATCAGCACCGAACGCCTCACCATGGCGATCGAAGGGGCGATGCTGCACGCTTTCCGCGAGTTGGCCGCCTGGCGCACTGCCAAGGCCAGCGCCGGAACGGCGAAACTGGAAGACGTGACCACCGACACGCTCAACGGCGCCAACATGGCGGTGAAGCTGTGGGAGCGGATCGTCACCTATTTCGCGGCGGCCGATCTCTACGCGGCCTATCGCGACATCAGCGCCACCGATCAGGGCCTCGATCGCGCGGTCGAAAAAGACACCTCGGCTGATGAGGCCCGCCGTATCGCGCTGGGTGCCGTGGCCGATCTCCGCTCGATCGGCGCCGAGCCGGTGGGCCGAAACCGCGTGAGGCTGATTTGATGGCGACCCGCGAACATCCCACCCCCTGCATCAAATGCCGGTGGAGCAATTGCGAAAACGGCAAGGTCATCTGCTCTCGCCCTTTCAAAGCGCGCAGTTGCCCCGTGATTGGCCTCGAAATCATCCGGGTGAACAAACCGGCCGCCACTGAACGTCGGGGCTGGCGCGTGTGGCTGGTATTGCGCCGGAAATGCGGCGCAGCGGGCCGCTTTTTCAGCGCATATTGACATGGCCCGCACAGCCACAACCCTCCAAGGCGAAACCGTCGACGGAGTCTGCTGGCGCGTGTTGGGCTACACCCGCACCGTGGTCGAGCAGGTGCTCGATCTCAATCCCGGCCTCGCCGCGCGAGGGCCGCGCCTGCCCGCCGGGACCGTCATCACCTTGCCCGAGGCATCGTCATCGGCCGCCGCGCAGACCCTCGAAACCGTCAGCTTGTGGGATTGATCCATGCGCAAGATCGATAGCCTGCGCCAAGTGCTCTCCACCTCGATCAAGGATCTGTCCAAGTCCAACGAGCGCCTGCGCGTGTGGACTGATCGCGGCACAGTGCAATGCCGGCAGACGGCCACGTTCGGTTTTGCCATGGCCTACCGCGTCAACGTCCTCTTGATGGACATGACCACCGATATCGCATCGGTCGGCTATGTCATCTGTGCGTGGCTGCGCATAAACCAGCCCGATCTTCTGGCACCGGGCAAGGATGCTTTCGCGCTGGATCTCGATGTGCTCGACAACGGCACGTATGACGCGCTGATCCAGATCGACCTGACCCAGAACGTCACCTGCGCCATCAACAACCAGGGCAAGATGCAGGTGGACTATCTACCGGAGCCGGAGCCGCTCTTTGCCGACGATCTGCCGTTCCCCGGCCTGGACGCCATTCCCATCCTCAAGGCGGTGTCCGTCACCGGTGACGGGCAGATAGCGCCGTTCGACCCGGCCGCCTGATGGCTGACGATGACCTGACCCGGCTCGACGAATGGTTCGGGCAGATCCTGCAGGGTCTTTCCCCGGCCGAGCGCAAACGCGCCGCCGTCAAGCTGGGCCAGGCCCTGCGCCGCAGCAACCTCAAACGCATCAGCTCGAACACCAACCCCGACGGCACGCCGTTCGAGCCGCGCAAGGCCCGCTATGACCGCAAGGGCCGACTTCGGATGAAGGCCGGCGCCAAGATGTTTCGCGGGTTGCGCATGGCCAAGCAATGGAAGATCGATGCCGATCAGGACGGTGTGGAATTGTCGCCCGTCTCCCCCGTGGCCGCACGTATGGGCCGCGTCAGCCAGTTCGGTGAAACCATCACTGTCGGCCGCCTGCGCAACGGCAAGCGCATCCGTGCGCGCTACCCCGAACGCCGCCTGCTCGGGCTGTCCGATGAAGACGAAGATCTGGCCATGCTGATCGCGGCCGAAATGATCGAGCCTGACTAGGTAGAGCCCGCCTCTACCCGCCCAGCGCCTCCCCGCGCGCGCGAAGCCGCGCCATGCCGGGGCCATGGCTGACAGCACCACCGCGATTGACCTTTCCCAGCTCCCCGCCCCCACGGTGGTGGAGCAACTCTCCTATGAGGACATCCGCGCCCAGGCCGTCGCCAAGATGGTCGAGGATTTGCCCACCTTCGACGCCACGGTGACCAGCGACCCGGCGGTCAAGGTGCTCGAGGTCTATGCCTATCGGGAGCTGTTGCTGCGCCAGCAGTTCAATGAGCGGGCCAAGCAGGTCATGCTGGCCTATGCGCGCGACAGCAATCTCGACCAGTTGGGCGCACTCCTCAATGTCGCGCGCCTCCCCGGCGAGCAGGACGACTCCTACAAGGCCCGTATCCAGCTGGCGCCCGAAGCCTTTTCGGTGGCCGGCCCGGCCAGCGCCTATCGCTACTATGCGCTCTCGGCCGCCAACACGCTGACCGATGCCAGCGTCACCAGTCCCAGGCCCGATAATCTCCGCGCGTTGATGCTGGGTGTGCTGGACGATCATGGCGCGGATGCCGGGCTCGTCGCCGCCGTGACTGCCGCCCTCGACGGCGCGATTTGGCCGGGCACGGTTGTTGTGTCACTGCTGTCCAGCCTGGGCGATGGTTCGGCGAGCGACGAGGAGATCGAAGCGGTCGAACTTGCTGTCTCTGCAGACGAAGACGTGCGCCCGCTCACCGACTGGCCGCAAGTGCGCTCGGCCGAGATCATCGATTACGAGATCGATATCGACCTGGTGCTGTTCAGTGGCCCGGACGAGACCATCGTTTTGGCCGCCGCGCAGGAAGGTGTGGAAGCCTACAAGGCGGCCTCTCGCAGGCTGGGCCGGTCGATCACGCGCGCCGGGCTCTATGCCGCTGCCGTGGTGGCCGGCGTCCAGAACGCGCTGATCAACAAGCCGCCGGCCGACATGGCGATCGGCAAGACGCAATGCGCCAATTGCGTGGGCACTGCAGTGAGGATCGCCGGCCGTGTCGAGTGACAGCCTGCTCCCGCCCAACTCCACCCCGCTCGAAGTCGCGCTCGCGCGCCTGGGCCTGCGTTTCGAAGACATCGACCTGCCGATCGAGCAACTGTGGGACCCTTGGGCGTGCCCGGTGGCCGTGCTGCCCTGGCTGGCCTGGTCGCTCTCGGTCGACAAGTGGGATGCCGAGTGGAGTGAAGAGCAAAAGCGTGCCGTGACCGCGCGCGCGATCGAGGATCAGCGCAGGAAGGGCAGCGTCACGGCGGTGAAGACCGCGCTGGCCGGGATCGATGCGCTGGCCACGCTGGTGGAGTGGCACCAGACTGCCCCGCGCGGAGTGCCACACACCTTTGCCGTGCATCTGCCCGCGATCGGCGCCGATGGCCCGGACGGCGGCCCGCGCGTCTCGGCCGCGACCACCGCGCAGATCATCGCCGATGTCGTGCGGGTCTCGCCCGCGCGCAGCCATTTTGATGTGGTGATCGACCTTGCCGTTGCCGGCGCGACAGCCGCCACCGGCGCCGCACGGGCCGCGCTCTATCGCCGCGCCAGCGCCGGCCCCGACACCAGCGGCACCGATTGGGCCGTGCTGATCACCGACGAGATCGGCGAGCCCCTGACCGACGATGCCGGCCAATATCTCGATGGGAGTGCCTGATGACCGCGCTTGTCCTGCAAATCACCAACGCCGGCCGCGCGGCCATGGTCGATCCGGCCGGCGGCGGCACGCGCACCGTGCGCATCGCTGCGGCCGGATTGACCATGGCCATGTTCGTGCCTGCGCCTACGCTCGAGGCGCTGCCCGGCGAGATCAAGCGCATCGCGACGGTCTCCGGCCTGCCAGTGGCGCCCGATACCGTTCACCTGACTCTGCGCGACAGCGGGACCGATGCCTATGCCTTGCGCGGCTTCGGGCTCTATCTCGAGGATGGCACGCTGTTTGCTGTATATGGTCAGGGCGAGCCCATTTTGGAAAAGGCCTCGGCCGCCACGTTCTATCTGGCTGTCGACTGGACCCTCGAGGCCGGCGATGTGGCCGCGATCACCTTTGGCGACACCACATTTCTGAACCCGCCCGCGACCGAAGAGGTTGCCGGCGTGGCGCAACTGGCGACAGTTGCCGAGGCGCTGGCCGGCCTGGTCGCCAACAAGATCATCACGCCCGCCACCATGGCGCAAGCCTTGGCCGGCTACGTCAACGCGGCGCAGCTGGGCGCGGCGGGCGGGGTGGCCACACTGGGTGAGGATGGCAAGCTGGCGCTCGAGCAGCGCCCGGCAATCGACCTGATCGACGTGTGGCCAGTGGCCGACCAGGCCGCGATGCTGGCCAAGGCCGACGCAACGGTGGGCGATTTTGCAGTGCGCGCCGACAATGGCCTGGTCTATGTGCTGCAGGCCCTGCCGCCCAGCACGCTGGGCAACTGGCTCGAGATATCGACGCCCGCGCCGGTCTCGTCCGTCAACGGCAAGGTGGGCGCCGTCGTGCTCAATCCCGGCGATGTCGGCGCGGTGCCCAGCGGGCGCAAAGTCCAGACCGGCGGCGGCTTGCTCGGCGGTGGTGGCACGCTGGCTGGCGATCTTACCCTGACGCTTGCCCCCGCCAGCGCAGCCGAAGCTGCCGATGGCGCGATCGGCAACAAGGTCGTCACTCCAGCCAGCCTCGCCGCGATCCTGGCCACACTGGCGGCCAAGGCAAATGGCGCTGCGACCGTCTCGGCCGCTGGCCTGCTGTGGGGTGGCGGCGCACTGTCAGGCAATCCCACGATAGGGCTCGATGCCGCGTCCCCGGCCGAGATCCTCGCCGGCACTGGGGGCAACAAGGCAATCACGCCTGGTGCACTGGCTGGCTTGCCCAAAAGCCTCACGCCCAATGGGTTCTGGGCATTCCCCGGCGGCCTCAAGTTGATGTGGGTGCAGGTACGCCAGGTCATCGGCACCGAAACCCTGTTCACAGTCACCTATCCCGACAGCTTCAACACCTTTGTCGTGCCGCTCTCGGCCACCGGCTGGAATGCCAACTATGGCAGCGCGCGCGACTTGTGGCTGCAGCTGGTGGGCGAGCCGGGCCTCTCTTCCTGCACCGTCCAGACCCAGTCCGACGATGGCCAGAACATGCGCATCGACGGCTTCAACGTCCTCTTGCTCGGGGTTTGAGCATGTCCGAAGTCTATTACAGCGCCGCGCGCGGCGGTTTCTTCCACGCTGCCACGCACCCGACCTTGCCCGAAGACGCGGTGCGTATCTCTCGCCTGCGCCATCGCCAGCTGCTCGACGCCCAGGCGCAGGGCCGCACGATCGTGGCCAACGACAAGGGCCGCCCGGTGCTGGCGTCAATCGTGCCGCCCAGCCTCGAGCAGCTGCGCGCGCAGGCCAGCGCCGCCGTCAATGCCGAAGCCGGCCGCCGCATCCTCGCTGTCGCCACGCTCGAGCGCCAGACCAACGACAACGCGCTGATCGCCCAAGCCGCGCTCGCCGCCGCCACCGGAACGCCGGCACCGACAGGCCTCGCCGAAGCGCTCGCCCGCCGCGCCGCGATCGACGACATCCGCGCCGCGTCCAACCGCATTGCCGCCACGATCGCGCAGATGCCGGCGGCAAACCTCACCGATTACGATGCCACGGCCGAGCGGCTGTGGGTGGAGGGCTGACCCATGGCCAAGATTTCCGATCTTCCCGAAGTGGCCGCGCCGGCCGGCACCGAGACGGTGCTGGTGCTCAAGGATGGCCAGGCCAAGCGCGTGGGCCTGGCGCCGCTGGTGCAGGCCGGCGCGGGGCCGATTCTTTCCCAGGCGGCGGGCTATCGCGACGAGGCCGGCGTGCAGGCCGATCGCGCCAATGCAGCTGTGGGCGGGGCACTGTCCGCGCTCAACATCTTCCTGATGGCGCCCGAGACCGGATACCTGCTCGCCTTCCGTGATCCGGTGACCGAACGGGCAGTGGCCTGGATTACCACGGCGGGCACTTTCGAGTTCGCGTCGATCAATTTCCCCGATGCAGCGGTCACGCGCGACAAGCTCGCTTCCGAAGTGACCGGCTTGCTGCCGATGCCGATGGCCCCGGAAACCGGTTTTGTCTGGGGCTTTCGCGATCCGGTTACCGAACAGACGGCATTCGCGATCACCACCGATGGCAGGATCGTGGGCGGCTTCGAGGTCTCGCTGCCCAACATGACGTCCGGGTTGCAGCGCCAGCTGATGCTGCGCGACCGACTGCCCGCGCAGGGCCTGCCATCGTCCGTCCGCTCGCGCGCCTTCGAGACGGGCTTGCGCACGTCGAACGCCGGCTACGCCTGGGTGCCGCTGCCACCCGAATTGACCACGCTGGTCACCGGGCAGAACCAGCACGATGCCGCGTTCCGCCGCCGCTCGCTGACCCCGATTGCCGACCAATACATGGGGACCTGGTCTCCCGGTGCTTATGCTTCGAGCGGGCCATACCTCGGCTATTTCGATCATGACGACGTGCTGCCCGCCATTGTTCCGGCGGCCGGCAGCTACTTCATCTTTCGGCGTCAGGGTGGCGGCGCGCGCGATCTGGGCGGCACGGTCGGCATCGTCTACGAAGGCGATGCCATCGTTTCGGACGGCGCAGCCTGGCGCGCGCAGCACTGCCCGAGCGCCCCGGCGCCCTACACCGATACTACCGCTGCCCAGGCCAGCACGTTTCGCACCTGGTGGGCAGTCACGGCGCCCGGAGTCTTCAACGGCGTGGCTTATGCCGCTGGCGATGTGATCCTCGGGCACGGCGGCACCTACTACAAGGAGTTCACGCGCGGCGATGCCAGCGCGGGGCAGTGGTTCAATGCCGGCGAGTGGAGCGCGGCGAGCGGCGCATTCCCGGCCGGCGCACAGGATGGCTATTGCTATCAGGTCACCGCTGCCGGAACCGTGGGCGGCATTACCTTCGCGATCGACGACTGGGCATTTCGCTACAATGGCGCCTGGGGCAAATGCGCTGGAGAGGCGATTATCGCCGTGCCCGCCAATCAGCCCTATGCGCTGCCCTGCCGCACCGATGCGGGCGAGTGGGAAGCGCGGCTGCTCAACAAAAGCACGAGCACCGTGTTCTTCAGCCAGAAGGTCATGGCGCGCTGGGATGCGCCCACGCCCTACACCACCGGCGTCGTGCTCTATTCCGACAGCATGGGCGGCTATCTCGAGGCGAGCATGGATGCCGCGCTCGGCAGGCGGCCGTTCTATCTGGCCGATACCGGGCTCAACCTTTTGCAGGACAATGCCAACCACTCGGCCGGCGCCATGGAAATCGTCTCGCTGGCCGAGCGGGACTTCCTGACCGGCGACCAGTGGGCGGGGCATACCGTGCTGGGCTGGCTCGGGCAGAATGGCGAGTGGTTTCAGGAAACGATGCGGGCGCACCAGATCATGCGCCGGCTCTGCAATGCCCATGGCGTGCCTTATGTTCCGATCTCGGTGCTCGGCCGCCGCACGGCAACGTGGAACGGGCAGCGCCTGGTTCACTACTGGCAGGAAGACCAGTTCAACAATGTCCTGGGCGGAGCAGGGGAAAGCCTGGTGCGCACCAACCGCGCGCTCAATGTCATGTTCGGTGGGCGCTACATCTACAGCCTCAAGGCCGTGCTCGACGGCGTGACCAGCACACTCGCCGATCCCACGCATCCGGGGATGACCGAACTGCAGGTGGCGCGCCAGCTGGGCGTGGTGCCGCTGTCCTATTACTTCACGTATGGCACCGTGCCCTGGTCACCCAATGACCTGGTCTATCGCGGCACGTGGAACGCGACGGCCTTGCCGGCCGGCGGCGCCAACCTCGATTACTACATCCGCATCGGCGACGCGGGCGCGAACAATGTCGAGGGCGGCCAGCGCTACGTGGGCAACATCATCGTCAACGTGGCCGGGGTGTGGACCGAATACCCCACCGGGGGATCGAACCGCGTCCACCTCGAAGCGACCGGCAACCAGGGCAATCCCGACCTTGCCAACAGCACCGTCAACTCTTTGAACCTCTGGGGCTACTGACATGGCGAAAAACGGCCTGCTCTTCGACCTGCCCGGCGCGGCTTTCACCAATCCCGCCCTGCCGCGCATTCCCGACAACTACCCCTTGCTCAACAAGGGCTCGCTCATGCTGGTCGACTTCGGCCACAGCCGCAGCAGCCCGGCCACCGGCGTGCCCGGCAATGGTGCGACGATCACCAATCTCGCCTCGAAGTATGCGGCCAAGCTACTCAACGTTGATCCCGCACTGACGCACCCCACCATGGTGCGCACCGACCAGGCGACGGACATGCAGTTGGCCCGCACAGCCAAGGGCGGGCTGCAATGCGTGGTCAGCCAGGTCAACGATGCGGCCAATCGCTATGCCATCCTCCGCGCGGCCGATGCGCTCAAGAACTGGGTGATCGCCAACCCCGACCATGATTACTACATGCACACGATCGAGCGGATCGAACGTCCCTCGATCTTCACCACCGGCACGCAGCCGGCGGAAGGCGGCATTCACGCGGCGTCGAGCGCAACGGCCAACTACGATATCATCTTTCAGCACGGGCTGATCCGGCCTTACCCTGGGCAAGCGACCTTCATTGGCCAACGTCTGTCGCCCGGCGTGCCGGCCGTTGGCCTGCAATTCAAGAACGGGGCCGCCAGCGCCTTTGCCGGCACCGTTCCGACGCTCGCCAATCTTTTGTTCTACCTTGGCTGGGGTAACTACAGTTCGTTTGCTGGCGCCAACCTCCACAAGGGTCGTTCGTCCACCCTCTACCAGTGGTATGTCGAAGATCTGACTGCATCGACGCTCCTCTATCCCGATGTCGATGCCGCTGCCTTTGCGCTTTATACCAAGGACTGGCTGACCGAAGGCGGCCGCTATTACGGCGACGATCGGCCGCTCGATCCGGCCGCTTTCCTCTAGGCCCCTCACGGTAAGCCCCGCCTCTACCCGCCTGCCCGGTCCCTCCGCGCGCGCGATGGCCTTACCACTGGCCATCGCGCGCGTTTGCGCATTCGCCGCCAGGGACCGACCCGTGAACAAATACTTCGATGCTCTGCCCGACGGCGTGAAGCACGCGCTCGATCTCATCTCATTTGCTGCCTTGCTCGGGAGCCTGATCAGCGTGCTGCCTGTCATTGCCTCCGTGCTCACCATCGTCTGGACCGCCATTCGCATCTACGAGACGGCCACGGTTCAGGCGCTCCTTTATCGAAAGGAACGGCCATGAACGCTCCAGACACTGCGCCACCGCCACGCCTGGCGGTCAAGAAGGGCACCTTGGCCGCCGTAGTTGGGCTGGTGACGGCCTCGCTCCTGCTCACCCAAACGCCCAAGGAAGAGAGCGGCCGCACCGTGAAGGTGACGATGGCTCCCGATGGCACGGCGACCGTGCGGCACGTCTCGGGGAAGCAATATCTTCAGGCCTATCTCGACATCGTTGGCGTCGCCACGATCTGCGACGGCCTGACCTCGATCGAGGGCCGGCGCGTGACGGCGAAGGACAAGCTCACCGAGAACCGATGCGCGGTGCTGCTTGAAAAGGAGCTGGTGACGCACGCCGAAGGCGTCATGCAATGCACGCCCGGCCTCGCGCTCACGATTCCACGCCGTGATTATGTCCGCTTTGCTGCGGTATCGCTCGCCTACAACGTTGGGGTAGCGAACTGGTGCGGGTCCACCGCACGGCGGCTAATCAATGCCGGCGATGTGCGGGGATCGTGCAATGCCCTGCTCGCCTGGAACAAGGGCCGCATCGCAGGCAAGCTAGTTGTCATTCCCGGCCTGACGGCGCGGCGGGGGCGCGAGCAGGCGCTTTGCCTCAAGGATGCGGCATGATCAAGCGCGTCCTGGGCGAGCTGCTAATGCTGCAGCGATATTGGAGCGTGCGCCTGTGCGCCATCGTCGCTCTGTTCGTGAAATGGATAGTCGATAACCCATCCGTTGTGCCGCAGATCGTCAATACCTTGCCACAGAATTGGCGCCCGATCGCATCGATCCTGGCTGGCTTCATCGCTTTTTGCCTTCCCGTGTTTCTACGCTGGCTTCCCCAGCCTGGACTGGTCAAGAACCGCGCGGATGGAGGCGACAAATGATCGCCTGGCTTCTCGACAAGTCCATTGGCGCGTGGGCTGCGATACGCCGTCACCCCGGCGCCTCACTCGCTGCCCTTGCGCTGCTGATCTGCGCCATCCTGCTTGGCTGTCTTCTGATCGACCGCGCGAACCTGCGCGCCGATCTGGCCACCGCGCGAGCCGAACTGGCCAAGGTGAAAGACGCCCAGCCCACTGCGCGCGCCGCCCAGGCCGCCGCCAACCATCAACCGGTCCTCATTTCGGCCACCCTCGCAGGAATTTCCAATGCCGAAGCGCAAACCTATTACGAGCGCGGCCGCGCTGCTGGCGCTGCCTATGCTGCTGCTAACGGCGTGCCAGCATCGTGCCCTGCGGGTCAGCCCGGACACCCCGATCTGCCCGGAGCCGATCGTCCTGCCTTACTCGATGACCAATCCGGTGACGCTGCCGAAATGGTTGCCTTATCCCGAACCGACTACGACACCCTCACCGGTAACAGCACTCGCCTCGCCAAAGTGCGCCAAGATGTCCAAACCCTGATCGATGCAGGGGTGGCTGTCGCCATGCCGGATGCCCCGGCGCCGTGACCGACGACGAAGACATCCCGGCCGATCTCTCCACCCTCATACGCCTGGGCACCATCGTATCGGTCACACTCGATTCGCCCCGCTGCGTTGTGCGCTATGGCGACCCTGACACGGACGAGGAATGCGAAACGCCGCCCATCCGCTGGCTGGCTGGCCGCGCCGGCAAAACGCGCAACTGGTCTCCGCCCAGCGAAGGCGAGGAAGTCGTAATCCTCTCCCCCGATGGCCAGATCGGCAACGCCGTCGCGCTGCTCGGCCTCAACAACGACAGCGCTCCGCCACCTGGCAACACGCCGGCAGAAGTCGTCGAATACGAAGACGGCGCCCGCGTCGGCTATGATCCCGAGAACCACGCCCTCACCGCCATCCTTCCTGCTGGCGCTACCGCCACGATCGACGCAACAGGCGGCATCACGATTCGTGGCGACGTGACGATCGAGGGCAAGCTCACTGCCAGCGACGATGTGATCGGGGGCGGCAAGAGCCTCAACGCTCATATACACGGAGCGGTGCAATCAGGTCAGAGCACGACCTCAACTCCGATCAATCAGATTTAATTTACGCCATTAGGAAGCATAGGACATATGACCTGCAGTATTACTAAGCATACATTCTACGGTTAAATCTTTTTCAAAATATGAGTGTCGACCATTTTTGTTAAAGATCCACATACCTCTGCAGGTCTGACAGATTTCCTTTCTACCAGGATTTAAATATGACGCGGCGATGGCGATCCCGTGCGAACGTAGAACTCCGCTCTCCCTTTTTATATCAATTGAGAATGCCAATCCAAAAGAACCTTCTTCATTAGGGGCCAACACATACCCCTGATAAATATCGCGCCCTAATACCACAGAGCTGTATTTTTCCAACGCCCATTCCTGAGATAAAGGCCATACATCGCCCCAAGCATCTAACTGGATATTTTTTGCAGGAATGACGCCCACATTCTTCAAAATTATCTCAAATCTATAGAATATAGCACTTCCGGATTCCACAACGCTAACGATTTTGACATCTTTTATAGACAACCAAGCCCTCTGAGATATTAAAGAAATGTCGACACTTCTCTTAGCCTGATGCGCAGCCCAGCCTGAAAACAGTGATGCCAATATTGCTGATAATAGAGCCGCGAACGAAAAAATAACCCCTACTAAACCTATTACGCTTTGGTTGTAACTCAAATTTAAAGCAGATTCCGCTGCGTAAGCGGATCTCCTTGATTGATACAGAATAAGTTGATCATATAAATTCTTCTTTATAAGAACATTACAATCTTCACTACCCTTAATTCCTTTGTGATCAAAATCTGCACACAAATCTCCGCCGTATAAAGCGGATTCATTGGAATGAAATTTCTTTAAGTCCCCTAACACCATCGGAGGCCTAGGCCATATTGCCCAAAAAAAGGTAGTCACAGCAGTAATAACTAATACCGCAATCATAATGCCCACGCATAATTTTTGGATTTTCACGCCCCACCTGTAAATAATCCGGTAATACGAAGGTCTACCCCAGCAGCCCATCGTCCCTGCTGAAAATTTATCGCAACGTCGCAAACATGCAAGGCATGGACGCCACCACAGGAAGGCCCCTCTCGGGCGTTGCGCATCTGGCGCAGCGCGTGGGCCAGATCCTGTCCACGCCCATCGGCACCCGCGTCCAGCGCCGCGATTTCGGCTCGCTGTGGCAAGAGCTGATAGACCAGCCCACCAATGCAGCCACCGCGCACCTTCTCCGCGCCGCTACCGCGCTGGCCATTCAGACGTGGGAAACGGAATTGACCGTCACCAAGGTCACGCTTTCCGGCACCCCGGCCGAGGGCAACCTCGCTGCCAACATCACCGGCAAAACCGCCCAGGCCCTCGGCAACAGCCTGGTCACCCTCACCATCCCGCTCCCCGCGCCCACCCGCTGAAGGATCCTTGGCCATGGCCCACGGCATCACCCTTATCGAATCCACGTCCGGCACCCGCACGATCAGCACGAAGTCGAGCGCCATCATTGGCCTGATCGGCACCTCCACCGCCGTCGCCCCCGAAAGCCAGGCCGCGATCGACGCGGCTTTCCCGCTCAACACCCCGGTGCTGTTCACGTCGGCGGCCGTCGCCGCCGGCAAGGCGGGCAGCGCCGGCACGCTCAAGGCCGCGCTCGAGGCGATCGATGATGTGGTCACCCCCACCATCGTGATCGTGCGCGTGGCCGTGGGCGTGGATGAAGATGCGCAGGATGCCGCAGTGATCGGCGCGACCGATGGCGCCAGCTACACCGGCATGCAGGCCCTGCTGAAGGCCGAGGCCCTCACCGGCTACCGCCCTCGCATCATCGGCGTGCCCGGCCTCGACACCCAAGAGGTGGCAACCAAGCTCGCCATCCTGGCCAAGAAGCTGCGCGGCATGGCCTATGCCCGCGCGATCGGCGACACCAATGCCGATGCGCGCACCTATCGCGAGGAATTCGGCGCGCGCGAGCTGATGCTCATCTGGCCCGACAGCTCGGCCACCGTGACTGGCGACGCCATCGCCCGCGCGCTCGGCATGCGCGCCTACCTCGATGAAACGGTGGGCTGGCACAAGACGATCAGCAACGTCACTGTGCCCGGCATCTCCGCGATCACGCACGATGTGCATTACGATCTGCTCGACAACGACACCGATGCCGGCCTGCTCAACGATGCCGATATCACAACGATCATTCGCACCCCGGCGGGCTATCGCTTCTGGGGCAACCGCACTTGCGCGGGCGATGATCAGACCCAGTTCGTCTTCGAAAGCGCGGTGCGCACGCTCTACGCGCTGCAGGATGTGATCGCTGCCGCGTTCAGCCCGTTCTTTGATCAGCCCATGACCGTTGGCCTGATCAAGGACCAGCTCGAGACGGTCAACGCGCAGTTCCGCAAGCTGGTTCGCGACGGCAAGGTGATCGGCGCGCAGGCATTTTTCGATGCCGATGCCAACACCTCGGCCGAGCTGGCCGCCGGCCGCCCCAAATTCCGCATCCAGTTCACCCCCTGCGCCCCGATGGAAAACCCGCAGGTCAACCTGGTGATTACGGACATCTACTACACCGGCTTCGCGGCAAGCGTGACCGGCTGATCCCCCTCTCCACTCGCGTCACGCTGAAAGGATCCGGCCATGGGCCTCCCCCGCAAACTGAAGAACATCAACGCCTATAGCGCCAATACCAGTTATCTGGGCACGATCGGTGAGTACGAAGAGCCCAAGATCGCCGCGATCAACGACGACTGGCGTGCTGGCGGCATGCCTGGGTCGGTCAAGGTCGACAAGGGCGTTGAGGCGATGGAAGCCACCATGACTATGGGCGGCCACACGGCCGAACTGGTCCGCACGTTTGGAACCACCGATGTCGCTGGTGTGCTCTTGCGCCTGGTAGGCGCCTACCAGGCTGACGACGGCAGTGCCGCCCAGGCGGTCGAAATCTATCTGGGCGGCAGGTTCACCGAAATCGACTTCGGCAAAGCGAAGCCCGGCGACGATACCGAGCACAAGTACAAGATGGCGGTCGCGTATTACCGTCGCGTCGTCGACGGCGTCGAGGAAGTGGAGATCGATATGCTGGCAGGCATTTACAAGTTCGGCGGCATCGACCGCTATGCCGAGATCATGGCCATCCTCACCAGTTAATGTCAAAGTACACAGCACGGCTAGGTGCGGGTCCCTAGCACGTAAAGGCGTGCAGCCTACCACGGTTCGCGCCGGGCTTGGGATGGGTCGCGGTACCCATCCCAAGCCCTCTTCATGTCGCGATGGCCATCCCACGGGCTGGTGACGTAACAAATTGCCGGAACAGGTTAAATCAGCTAGAAATGTGCCCGCGCCCCCCGCTTCCACGGTGAGCGCACGGCCTGGGGTCGACCCCCATTTCCACCCCAGGCCGTTCCCCTCCGGTAGCGCGGCTCTTTACCCGCCCTCGTGCTGGCGCGCGCGCGAGCCCTACCCCAAACATCCCACATCGCAGATCCATCGCCGGTCCTGTTGCGGGGCGCCGGTCGATGGTGGCCGGGGGCGCTTATCCGTTTCCCGCCCCCGGCCTTCCCGCCCCGCCCAGCACAGGAAGCCCCGCACATGGCTGACGCCCCGATCGCATCCACCGAAGCCAGCCCCAACACCGTCACGGTCGATCTCGCCGAACCGATCAAGCGCGGTGAACAGACCATCGCCTCGTTCACCCTCACCAAGCCGCGCGGCGGCGCGCTCCGGGGCCTGTCGCTGCAGGATCTGCTGCGCACCGATGTCGTGGCCATGCTCACGCTCATCCCGCGCATCTCCAACCCGCCGCTCACAGCCGCCGAAGTCAACGACCTGGCTGCGGATGACCTGGCCGAGATCTCGGGAGTGGTGCGCGGTTTTTTCATGTCGGCGACGGAGCGGAAGATGATGACCGCGATGATCGGGGAATTCGCGCCGAAGACATGATCGCCGATATCGCCGCGATCTTTCACTGGCCCCTGGCCGAGATCGAGGCGCTCGACCTGGCCGATCTCATGCTCTGGCGCGGAAAGGCGATCGACCGCTGGAACCGCATGTGGGGCAGTAAGGACAAGCCGTCATGAGCAACAAGCTCTCCCTGCTGATCAACTTCATCGGCGTCGACAAGATGTCCGGCGCGCTGCGCAACATCGTGGGCTTGAGCCGCCAGGGCAGCACCTCAATCAAGGCGCTCACCGGCGAGAACCGCAAGCTGGAAAACCAGCTCAAGGCCACACGCCGGCAGATCGAGCAGGGCAACGGCAACCTGACCGAGGCGATCAATCGCGAGCGCGAACTCGAACGCTCGATTGAGGGCGTGAACCGGCAGCTTCAGCGCCAGCGCCGCTTGGCCGCTGTGAATGCCGATGTCGCCGCGATGGCCCGGCGCGGCCAGGAAATGAAAAGCCGGGGGCAGGACAACATGCTGGGGGGCGTGGCCATGGCCGCGCCATTCGTTCTGGCCGGCAAGGCCGCCATGGATTTCAGCAGCGGCATGGTCGATATCCAGCAAAAGGCTCAGCTCACCAACGCCGAGACGGATCGCATGGCCGCCAGCATCATGCAGTTGGCGCGCGCCTCGCACCAGTTGCCCGAGGATATGCGCGCCGGCATCGATGTCTTGGCGGCCAAGGGCATGGACCCGCGCCAGGCCATCCAGATGATCGGGCCGATCGGCCGCCTCGGCACCGCGTTCAAGGTGGAGCTGGCCGACGGCAGCGCTGCCGCCTTCGCCAACCTCAACAACCTCAAGGTGCCCTTGGCCGAGACCGCAAAGGCGCTCGACATGATGGCGGCCGGCGCCAACGTCGGTAGCTTCGAAGTCGCAGACATGGCGCGCAACTTCCCTGCGCTCACCGCCCGCCTGCAGGCGCTGGGCGACACCGGCACCCCCGCCGTGGCCGATCTTACCGCCGCGCTCGAAATCGCCATGAACACAGCCGGCAGCGCGGACGAAGCGGCCAACAACATCGGCAACCTGCTGTCCAAGATCAACTCACCCACCGTGATCGCAGCGTTTCAGAAGCAGTTCGGCGTCGATCTGCCGGCAGCCATGAAGAAGCTTCAATCCCAGGGCATGACGACGATGGAGGCATTCGCCGCCGTCACCCAAAAGGCCACCGGCGGCGACACCAAGAAGCTGGGCTGGGTTGTGCAGGATATGCAGGCGCAGATGGGCTTGCTCGCGCTGATCCAGAATATGGACAAGTACCGGCAGATGCGCAGCCAGATCCAACACCAGAGCGCCGGCACCGTCGATGGCGCATTTGGCCAGCGTGAGGCGCGCGATGCCAGCGTGCAATGGAAGGACTTCACCGGCCAGCTCCAGCGGCTGGCGATCGTGGTGGGCACCCAGCTCTTGCCGCAATTCATGCCGTTTCTCGGCGCCATCACCAACGCGATGGACGGCGTCGGCCAATGGGCAGCGGCCAATCCGCAATTGGCCAGCTCGATCGCCTCGATCGCGGCCGGCGCCGTAGCGGCACGCTTGGGAATCGGCGCGCTGCAATTTGCGTTCGGCAGCGTCCTGGGGCCGGTCTCTACGCTGTGGGGTCTGTTTGGCCGCGCCCAGGCGCTGGGCACGGTGGCCAGCCTCCTGCCCCGCCTCGCCGCTGGCTTCACGCTGCTGACCGGCCCAATCGGCCTGACGGTACTGGCCGTGGCTGGCGTCGCCTACGCGGTCTATCGCTATTGGGGGCCGATCTCCGGCTTTTTCCAGCGCAACTGGACCACGATCCGCAACGTATTCCTCGGCGCCCTGGTCATCTTCACGCCCTTTCTGGCCGCGATCGTTTACGCCGCCTCACTGGTCTACCGCCATTGGGACCAGATCAAAGCCGCAACGATGAGCATGGTGCGCACCGTCGCCGGCATCGCCGCGCCATTCATCCAGCCTTGGATAACGATCGGCACTTTTCTGGCAGGACTTGCCGGCAAGTTCTTCGGGTTTGGCGTGAACATCATCGGTGGGCTGATCCGGGGCATCGCCTCGATGACCGGCAGCGTGATCCGCGCCTTTCTCGATCTCGCCGGGGCGGTGGGTGCGCGATTCGCCGCGGCGTTGGGAATCAAGTCCCCGTCCCGCGTCTTCATGGCGATGGGTGGCCACATCACCGATGGCTTGCGCCTGGGCATCGACGGCGGGCGCGGCGGCGCGGCCCAGGCTGCGCGGCGCATGGCCATCGGCGTGGCGTCAGCCGGCGCGCTTTCGCTCTCGCCGTCGATCGCGTCAGCCGTGCCCCGTCTGGCCCCCACTGCCGCGATCCGCCCGGCCGCACGCGCCGCCAACTCGGTGCCCGCTGCCGCCGCTTCCATCGTCATCCACGTCCACGCCGCCCCCGGCATGGACGTGAAGGATCTCGCACGCCAGGTGCGCCGCGAGTTGGAAGCCGCCCAGGGCGTTTCCACCCGCTCGCGTTTTGACACGGACGGCCGCTGATGGCATCGGCCGCCACTCCCGGTCAGCTCCTGACGCTCGGCATGTTCATCTTCGGCCTGGACACGCTCGCTTATTCCGAGCTGCAGCGCCGCATCACTTGGCGCCACGAGGCGAGCGAGCGCTTTGGCGCCCGCCCGGCTGTGCAGTTCATCGGCCCTGGCGACGATGACGTGACGATCGGCGGCAGCTGCATCCCGGAGATCGCGGGAAAGTATAGCGCGCTCGATACGCTGGTAAGCATGGGCGACACTGGCGATGCCTGGGCGCTCATGAACGGCCTGGGCGAAGTCTGGGGCTATTACGTGATCGTCGGCCTCGATCTCACCCACCAGACCATCATGGCCGGCGGCATTCCGCGCAGCATCGATTTCACCGTCACGCTCAAGCGCAAGGCCTGACCCATGGCCGCGAACAAGGCCGGCATCCGCCTCACTCTCGACGATGGCACCGATCTGGCCGACAAGATCGACCCGCGTTACCTCGAGCTGACCCTCACCGAAAAGCGCGGTGGGGAGGCAGACGAATTGTCGCTCACGCTGCACAACCACGATGGCCAGCTCAAAGCCCCCAGCACGGGCCGCTACATCCGCTTGGCGCTGGGCTGGGAAAGCGGCGACGACGTGACCATCGGCCTGGTCGACAAGGGCGCGTTTCGGGTGGACGAGGTGGAAGAGAGCGGCCCGCCCGACAAGATCGTGATCCGCGCCCGCTCGGCCGATTTCACCGGCACCGCGCGCCAGCGCCGGGTGAAGGTGTGGAAGGATACCACGCTGGGCGCCCTCCTCTCCGCCATCGCCACGCGAAATAGCCTGTCCGCCCAGGTCCACCCAGATCTAGCCGGCTTGGCTGTCGCCCTGCTCGAGCAGCACAACAAGAGCGATCACGCCTTGGTCAAGGATCTTGGCCAGCGCTATGACGCGGTGGCGACGTGGAAGAACAAGCAGCTCATTTTCATGCCCGTGGGCAGCGCCACCACCGCCACCGGCAAGACAATCCCCACCATCGCGCTGACACGCCAGAGCGGTTGGACCTGGTCTTGCCGCCAGGCCGATCGCGGCCAGTATGATGGGGCAGAGGCGCAATGGCACGATTCCAGCACCGGCCAGCGCCGAACCCACAAGACAACCGGCGCCAACCGCAAGCGCCTCAAGCGGGTCTATGCCAGCGAGGCCGAGGCAAAACAGGCCACCGCCGCCGAAAAGAACAAGCGCGCACGCGGCAAGCGCACCTTCACCTATGAATTGGCGCGCGCCGACATGCAGATCCAGCCCAATGCCAAGGCCAGCCTGTCAGGCTGGACCAGCGCCATCGACGGCACGCAATGGCTGGTGGAAAGCGTCGAGACAGCCATGGGCACCAATGGCCTCAAACAGCGGATCGAGTTGCAGAGCGCTTAGTCAACTCCGATCCGGTGGAGCATCCCTCGGCGGACCAAAATGCACACGACGGTCGGATACCTGTAGCCGTTCGGTGAAATAGTAGAGGCCCAAGAGGGTGGCGATCATAGCTTGCGTGAGCCATGCGCCTACTACGGCCGCCGCCAAGCAATTTGCAATCCGAGCATATTTGGCCAAATTCCACGAAACCACCAGCGGCTCAAGCAGCCCTGCAATCACGGATAGCCCAATTAAAGCGAAAGCTGCGAAGGAAAGATACCCGAACAGATACGCCAGGAAACGCCTGCGGCTTAACGTTTCGCCGCCCAAACTAGGTGGCGAATTTCCACCAACCGGTGCCTTGAGAATATCGCTCTTATCGGTGGTTACCAACGTCAAGGCAGCCACGAAAAAACCGCCAACGATTGCCAAGGTTGGCTCCAGCCCCTTGAGGAAACCCTCCTTGCCAAAAACGGGATTGATGCCCGGCGTTGCGTAGACGATGACAGCAACCAACGCTCCGCCGATCACCGGGCAGACCACATTATATCGCAGCCACCAGCCATGCCGTATGGAGAGATATTTCAGAGGTGACAGCAGTGGGCTCACGTTGCACCTCCTTTTCAGTGCCAGCTAGAGGAGTTCGACCATCGCGGCGACCATGTCATCACGCAGCGATTCGGAACAATCAACCATCTCTTCGCGCAAGGTTACAAAATGCCTGCGCGCAAAGAGAGTTTCCCCGATATCCGCATTTTGCAGATCGATCGTTGCGCGATTGTAGCCTTGGCTTGAATCGCTCCGGCCCAAGGTTTCCTCCTCCGCTCGACGCCATCTGATATAGACCTGATCGTACCCTTGATCTTTAGCCCAGGGCTTCAATGCTTTGAGAACCACTTCAGCTTTATGAGCCATCGATTTTTCGACCTTCAATCGCATTTCGCGCCGGGTAACCTTGACCACGCCGGGAGCATCGAACTCCCCCTTTGGCACTGAGGCATGGATCAGGACGAGTTCGGAAATCTCGGCATCCCCTATTTCTTCTTTCAAGCGATCTTTGTGCACCGCGTTCATGTTGAATGCCGGCCGCGCAGGAACTCGGTTCCCATCGGCATCCTCAACCTCGTAGCCCTGCTCATCAAAAATGCGCTTCAGGACGCGCTGAAGGTGCGGCTTTATCCGACTTTGACCCAAGCCAACCGCTACTTCGAGGAGAGCCTTGTATCGGTTGGATCGATCCGGAGAATCCAGCGCTAGGAGCATGTGGGCTGAAACGGCGCGCCCCTCGCCCTCATGCTTTTCGAAGAGTCGGACTTTCCGCGTTTCCATATTACGGTTGGCCGCCGTCGATGCGAGCGGATCTACCAGATCGAAAAGCATCGCCAGGGCCTTTGAGCCATCAGGCAACGTTTCGATTCGAGCGTCAGATAATCCTATCTGCAATCGCCCGTTATCGACGAGCGAGACACATAACCCCCATTGCACATCGCTGACGATCTGCTCTGCAAGTGGTAGTAAATCATCAAATCGCCCCGATGGGGTTGTATTGAGAGTGGCAGTAAACTGGACCACCTCACGTTCTGTACCTGGCGTCAAGAATGCCCCCGTTTGCCCGTTCAATTCACAACATCAAATCTTTCGCACAATGGCCACCACGCGGCCGATCACGTTCATTTCGCCGTCATAGGCGACCTCTTCGGGATAATCCGGGTTGAGAGAGAGGATGCGCATCGCGCCTTCCTTGCCCGGCCGCAGGGCCTTGATCATGCCCAGGCCATGCATTTCGATAGCCCAGACGTGGTCCCACATGCGCGGTGTGCGCTGGCCGGTGTCGATCAGCAGAATGTCGCTGTCGAGAATCGCGGGCATCATCGACGTGCCGCTGCCTGTGGCCCAGAATAGCTGCTCGATCGGCGATTGCGTGAACTGCCGCACCCATGCTTTCGAGAACGGGCGCATGGCCTGCTCGACCGGCGCATCGTGGATGTAGGCTCCACCCAGTCCATAGGCGAGGTTGAATTCGGCGATCTCCACCAGGTCTGGATTCGCGGGGCTGGCAGGAGCCACCAGCTTGATTTCAGTTGTGGGCTGTGGATCGTCGGTTTCACCCGTCAGATATTCCGGAGTTGTCCCCAAAATTCTGGCAATTTGAACGATTTGCCTCGGGTTGCGAGTACCACCAGCTTCCAATCGGCTCGCGGACGACTGACCAATACCCACGCGGCGCGCCAACTCGGATTGGCTAATGCCGGCGGCGTTCCGCCTTTCCGTCAGACGTTCAGGGATCAATTCTACCACGTGGCAACACCTACCCAAAACTGAATAACGCCGCCCCATTCTTTTTCAGGTTGTCCATCTATCCAAATTTGGCTAACTAGCCATTTATGAATAGAGATATGACACGCTACGAAGCACTGCTCGCCTGCCGCGATCAGGCTGGATCTGTCAGCCAACTCGGCCGCGATCTCGGCATCCCACAATCGACGATGTGGCGGATCATCCATCAATCGAAGCAACTGCCCGCCGAATATGTGCTGCTGGCCGAAGACCTCTATGGTGTTTCTCGTCATGCTCTGCGCCCCGATATTTACCCAGTGGCCCTTCAACCCTCCTCACCTCGTTGGATCGGCATCGATCAGTGCGCCGATATCTTGCCGAACCGCCTAGGCGGCCGAAGCAATCGCGTCTCTTTCAATAACTTCGGCGAAACGAAGGGCGCTCGCGCATGAGTTTCCGCCGCATCCGTCGCACTCCCGCAGACCAGCCCAAGCCTGTCCAGGTCGCACCGGATGGCATCGTCCTGCAATGGAAGGACAGCCCGCCGTCGCCATGTCTCACGATCTATGTCGGCGAACTCCTTGGCCGCGAGCTGGGAATCGGCGGCAACATCGATCGTGCGATTATGTTCATCGGCGTCGGGCCCGATGCTGGGAAATGTGCCCTCCAATTCGTATCGGGCAGGGATTGGGACTACCGGGTGCAGCGCCACCCGCTGGGCTACAAAGTTCATCTTCCCAGCAACGTCTCCGTCGGGAACTTCGACTTCTGCAAGCGAACCGCCATCCCGGCCGATGCCATTGAGATCCGCGGTGACCGCCTGATTTTTGCCTATGAAGGGATCAAGCGGTGACCAAACGGCGCGAACCTCTCACCTATGAAGCCACTCTCACCGAGGTTGCCGCCGTGATTGGCTGGGAAACCTGCGGCGCGATCTGCGGCGTTTCCGGCCGGGCCGTGCGCCTGTGGTCCGATCACGACTGCGAAACCGAGATCCGCATGATCGATGCCGAGAGGCTCGACCGCGCCTTTATCGAGCGGGGCGGCGGTTATGCGCCGTTCCACCGCCTCATGGCCTTGCGCCTCGATATCGCCGCGCAGGATGTTGCCGGGCAATCCTTGTCGGAAATCGCCATGGGCGCCGCCAGGGAAGCCGGCGAAGCTGTTGCCGCGATGATCAAGGTGAGCAGCCAGCCTGACAGTCCTGCGGCGCGGCGCGAGGCCAAGAAGGAAGTGCAGGAAGCGATCGACATGCTGACCGATGGCCTCGCTGCCATCGACGGCCCTGGCGAATTCATGTCGATCGTCGATCAGCTGGGGCTGCGCAAAGCCACCACGGGAGGGACCCAATGAGCGGCGAAGGCCATCTACAATCGCGGCGGCTGATCCATGCGCCGCTGGAATTCCGCATGCGATCGGGCGGCACCCAGGCGAACCGCGCCTTCGTGCTCTGCCCCAAGTGCGAGGCGCCCGGCTTCGTTCGCCGCAGCGAGCGGATCACCGCGACGGTGAAGCACCTGCACTGCCACTGCACCAACACCGGCTGCGGCCACACCTGGCTCAACGAGCTGACCTTCGTGCACAGCTTCAACCCTGGCCTGATCGACCGCCCGGACCTCGATTTGAAAGTCTGCCCGCGCGACCAAGTGCCCCATGTCATGCCGCCGGAAAAGGGCGAGGATGATAGCCAAATGAGCATGTTCACCGGCTGATCCGGCCGGGCACACGCCCGCCAGCCACCCACACGACCGAGAATTTTTCAGCGGCGATTTCGCCGGAGGGGGACCTATGCCCAGCGCACACTGCGCCGCCAGCCAACGCGCCCTGCCCACACCGGGCAGGATTTCTTTTGACCACGCCCTGCGCATCACCGCCCCGCACCTCATTGCGTCGGAGCGGGCCTTTCTCGCTTCCGTCGCCGGCTTTGCCGAACTGCGCTTCTGGTCTCCGGGCGCCTATGCCGGCATCGAGGGCGCGCCCTTCGGCCAAGGCGAAGGCCTGGTGACATACACCGACGCCGCCTGGAAGCGCACCCTGCAGAAGCTGGCCCGCGAAGCGGTGCGGCATAGCAGCGCTCGCTTCGCGCTCACCCCCGCCGGCCGCGATCTCGTCCTGCGCACCTGCCTGCTGATCGAGGGCCGCGCCGCGTGAACCTCAAAGCCGAAATCCTGAAGGGCCTGCAGGCCCAATACCAGTTCCGCAAGACCAAGGGCGCCTGGTTGCAGGAGGGCACCTGCCCCGTCTGCGGCAAACGCGAAGCCTTTGCTGCCGCCAAGAATCCCAAGATCGTGCGGTGCGGCCGCCAGGACCGCTGCGGGTGGGAAATCACCGTGCGCGATGCCCTGCCCGATCTGTTCGAGGACTGGTCCAAGCGCTTCCCCGAAACCGAGGAAAACCCCACCGCCACCGCCGATGCCTATCTGCAGCACGAGCGGTGCCTCGATCTGCGCCTCCTGCGCGGCAGCTATACCCAGGAACTCTACCGCGATCACAAGACGGGCCACACCTCGGCCACCGTCCGTTTCGCGGTGGGCGATACCTACTGGGAACGACTGATCGACCGCCCCGGCCGGTTCGAGAAGAAGGCCCATTTCCGCAAGGGCGGCACTTACAAGGGCCACTGCTGGATTCCGCCGCGCCTCTCGATGGAAGAGATCGCCAAGGCGGAAGAGATCCTGATCACCGAGGGCATCTTCGATGCCACCGCCCTGTGCCAGGTGCACAAGGTGGCGGTATCGGCCATGTCCACCAACAATTGGCCCGAACACTTCCTCGCCGATCTGCGCGTCGAACTGGAGCGCATCAAGCGCACCACGCGCCCCCGCCTCGTCTTCGCCTTCGACGTCGGCCGTGCCGGCGTCGAATACACCATCAAATATGTGAAGCGCGCCACGGCCGAGGGCTGGGACGCCAGCGCCATGCAGGTGCGCCCCGATGGCGAGGGCACCAAGAAGGACTGGAACGACCTTCTCAAGGAACACTTGGACTGGGCCGGCGACAAGGAAAAGGCCCCACTCTCCGACTGGGCGTTCGAGCAATATGCCTACAACGGCGCGATCACGATCGCCGAGACCGCCCGCGACAAGGCCCGCCTGATCGCGGACCACAAGCAGGCGGTTTCCACGTTCGAATTCCGCCACAAGAACCGCCTGTGGTCCTGCAAGGTCTCTTTCGACGAAGAGACCCAGAAGCGCCGCATCGTTGTCGAGGAAATCGCCAACTGCGCGTTCCGCCTGCTTTACCGCGAACGCGACGAGATCGCGGACGAAACCAGCTACTTCCTGCACATCGATTTCCCGTTCGAGGACCGGCCCGTGAAGGCCCGGTTCTCCTCGGCCGCCTGTGCCAACAGCGGCGAATTCAAGAAGCGCATGATGGCGTTTGCCGGAATGTGGAGCGGCAGCGGCGAGCAGCTCGACCGGATGATGCGGGCGCAGACCCGCAATTTAAAGGTAGTCGAGCCGATCTACTTCACGGGCTATTCCGCCGCCCACCGCGCCTGGCTGCTGGGCGATCTGGCCGTGCGCGAGGGCCGCGTGGTGGAAATCAACCGCGAGGCCTATTTCGATTTCGGCAAGGCAGCGGTGAAGCCGCGCAGCAACGAGCGCCTGCTCGACATCGAATATGACCCGGAGCGCCTGGATCTCGCCTGGGTGCCCGATTTGTGGACCGCCTGGGGGCCAAAGGCCATGGTCGGCCTGGCCTTTTTCGTCATGTCGCTGTTTGCGGTGCAGATCCGCCAGCGCGAAAAGTCCATCGGCTTCCTCGAAATCACCGGCCAGCCCGGCTCCGGCAAATCCACCCTGATCGAGTTCCTCTGGAAGCTGCTCGGCCGCAGCGGATACGAAGGGTTCGATCCCAACAAGGCCACCCCCGCCTTCATCGCGCGCAGCCTGATCAAGGTGGCCAACCTGCCGGTCGGCCTGATCGAAAGCGGCCGGAACGACGAAAAGCGCACCGGTGGGCGCCAGTTCGACCACAACGAATTGCTGGTGCTGTTCAACGGCCGATCGCCGCGCGGCACCGGGCAGAAGAGCAACGGTGTCGAAACCAGCGAACCGCCATTCCTGGGCACGATCTACCTGGTGCAGAACGAGCGGATCGACGCGATCCCCGCCGTGCTCGAGCGCCTCATGTCCATGTCCATCGACAAGGGCGGGCGCAACGAAGCCACCCGCGCCGCCGCGATCCGGCTCGAACAATGGCCGATGGAGCAGATTTCCGGCACCATCGTCCACGTCGTCCGTCACGAGGCCAAGTGGCTCGAGCGCTATTTCGAGCGCTCGGAATTCCACGAACGCGACATGCGCAATCGGGTGGAGGGCCTCCACAACGACCGCGTCATCAAGAACCATCGCCAGCTCGCCGCAGCGGTGGATACGCTGCCCGCGCTGTTCCCCGCCATCCGCCCCGAATGGGTGGCCGAAACGCTCAAGCTGATCGAGGCCCTCGCGCTCGATCGCCAGTTGAGTGCTGGCGGCGATCATCCCGCCGTCGCCGATTTCTGGGAAAAGGTCGAATACCTGCTCGCGCGCGAAAAGCCCGAGGACCATGGCGAAGGCAAGTCGCTCAACCAGGCGCGGGACAAGGATCGGCTCTTCGCCATCCAGCTCCCCGAATTCGAATCGCGCTGCCGCAACGCCGGCCTCTCCGCCCCCAATCTCGACCTGCTTAAAAAGGTGCTGCGCGGCAGCAAGAGCCGCAAGTTCGTGGACCGCAAGAAGGTCAACAACCCCGTCAACCACATCGTCGGATGCTGGGTGTTCGAGCAGCCCGCCAAGGCGGAGCGCATCATATGACCTGGGCCGAACAGGAATTCCGGGTCTGGCACGGCATCCAGAGCCCCGAGCCGCCCGCCGCCGCGTTCGACTATGCGGAGATCCGGCAGATGGCCCAGCGCATGCTGGAAACCCGCCGCACCCGCTTCCCCCAGCTCGTTGCCAAGGGCCGCATGGCGCCCGCCGATGCCGAGGCGCAAATCGCGGTGTTCACGTCGCTGGCCGCAGAATGGCACTGGATGGCCACCGGCGAAGGTGCCCCGGCTGAGGCGGAACAGATCCCGGCCCTGCGCGACGCGCTCGACCAGAGCATCGCCACCATTGCCGAGATCGCCCGCGAAGATCGCGGCTTCTCGGCCGAGCTGGCCGCTCAGGCCGAATGGGTCATCGCCATGGCCTGGCACCTCGAGCCCGGCCGCCGCACCCGCGCCTGCCGCGCGCAAACCTTCGTGCTGCGCCAGCTCATCGCCGCCGAACAGGAGGCCCGCCGTGTCGCGTGACCTTCACCCCATGGCCTGCCCCTGCCGCGCCTGTCGCCCGGCCGCATCGCCCAGGCCCGCCCGCTTCCCCATCCCCGCCGGCCCGCGCCGGTGGCTCACCGCTGCCAGGGCGCACTGCCTGGCGATCCTCACCCGCTGACCGGAGATTGCCCATGTCGATTGTCCACCGCCTCGCGCCTGCCCTCTTCGAATGCCGCTGCGGCAACCACCACACCGCCGCCGATGGCCAACTCCCCGTGGGATGGACCACCCGCGCCGGCCAGGTCTGGTGCGAAGACTGCACCCGCGCCGGCGTGCCCGTCCGCGAAGCCACGCAGCCCCGCCCGCGCCGCAAGCCTCTCACGCCCAGGTACGCGGCCCAATGATCGCCCTCGGCCCTCGCGACATAGCCCGCGCCGTCGCCTTCGCCCTGGCCGTCCTGGCCATCCTCCACTTCCTCGATCGCGTCATCGCCGGCCTCGCCCGCTGCCCGCTCGAGCACTGCCTCCCCTGGTGAACCCAGCCTCTACCCGCAACGAAAGGAAGCCCCGCAACATGACGCCTTCCCCAATTCACATCAGATCCGCGCAGAGCAGAGAAACCCGCACACTTCCGACCCCCACCACCCTGGAGGGCCTCAAGCGCCAGGCGGTCCAGCTCCGCAAGCAAAGCGGGTGCAGGCACATGGCGGCGTTGGAAATGGTGGCGCGCAGCATGGGTTTCCGCACCTATGCTGCCGCCAAGCAACATTTCGACCAGATCGGCGGTGCGGCATGATCGTCGTCCGCGTCGAACTCTGGTCCGCCGTCAACGGCGAAAAGACCGAACTCGCTCGCATGGTGGTCGACAACATCGGCGGCACCAACACCCGTGGCAACTACCGCTGCCGCACCCTCAAGGGCCGCTCCAAAGCAGCCCTCGACGGCGCGCTTTTCACCATGTCGCGGAACGGCAAGGGCATCCAGCGCGAAAGCCAGGTCACTGGCCACCTCCGCCTGCGCGAACACGTCTGGAACCTCGTCGCCAAGTGCCTCGCCGCCATGGACTATGGCAACAAGGCCGCTGACGAGGGAGAAGCGGCATGAAGTCGCCCAGCTTGCATCCGGAAATCGGTCGCGTCTTCGGCATCGACTGGAAGCCCGCAGATGAGGTCAGTATCGCCCATGGATCATGGCGAGATGCGCCCGGACAGCGCCACAGGGTTCATGTCCTCTTGCGCCTGGCAGACGGCAAGTCAGAGACTGGCCATAACCTCTCGATGAGCCGCGTCCGCGCGCGCCAGATCGCCAAGGCATTGTGGGAGGCCAGCGGCAAGCGATGGCCGTTCAATTCAGAACAGCGCGTTCTGCCAAATCGCATCATCGCCGAAACCCGTGTCACGTTTGAGCGCGAAGCAAGCCTCGGCTTCGCCATGGCCAAGCTGCTACGGGTCGCGGTGGAAATCCTGGACCAGGAACTCGATGAGCGGAAGCATTCGGGCAACGGCGAGGACCATGGCGACCTGCAATCGTGGTCGGATCAGGCTCACGATCTGCTGAGCCAGATTGGCGGTGACGCATGAAGCTGCGCCGCATCCTCACCGGCGCCGCGATCGGCGCCACCACCGCCATCGCCTTTCGGTCTTTCGTGATCTGGGAACTGCCCTGGCAACAGGACTGGCACACCAACGGATCGATTGTTCCGCTCATGATCGCCTGGGCCGCTTGCGCCGGCGCGATGTTCGGCGCGATCCGCCGTCGTCGGAGCGGAGGCCGCGCATGAGAGAACTCTTCATCGACGGCTTTGCCGGCGGCGGCGGGGCATCCACCGGCATTGCCCAGGCGATCGGACGCAATGTGGACATCGCGGTGAACCACAGCGCGACCGCGATCGCGATCCACAAGGCAAACCACCCCGGCACCGAGCATTTCTGCCAGGATATCCGCTCGCTGTGGCCCTCTGCGGCCACGCGGCTGCGGCCGGTCGGCGGCGCCTGGTTTTCGCCTGACTGCAAGGAATACAGCAAGGCCAAGGGCGGACCGGTCAAGGATCGCCATATCCGCGCGCTGTCGGACGAGGTGGAGGTGTGGCTCAAGGAAACCCAGCCCCGCGTGGCCTATCTCGAAAACGTCGAGGAATATGAGACGGCCGGCCCACTCGATGAGCACGGTCACGAAATCAAGGAAATGCGCGGCCTACCCTTCAAGCGCCGCGTTGCGCGCTGGCGCCGGCTTGGCTTCCGGGTGAAGTGGCGGAAGCTGCGCGCCTGCGACTGGGGCGCCCCTACTGTGCGCCGACGGCTCTACGTGATCATGCGCCGCGATGGTTTGCCGATCGTGTGGCCGAAGCCGACGCACGGCCACCCCGATAGCCCAGCGGTCAAGCGCGGAAAATTGCTGCCCTGGCGCACCGCCGCCGAATGCATCGACTGGACGATCGCTTGCCCGTCAATCTTCGACCGCAAGCGCGAGCTGGCTGATGCTACGAAGCGCCGCATCGCCCATGGCGTGATGCGCTATGTGGTGAATGCAGCCCGGCCCTTCATTGTGCCGGTTACTCATGGCGGTAGCGTCCGAGTGCACAGCATCGATGAGCCGATGCGCACGGTGACTTGCGCGCATCGGGGCGAACTGATGGTCGCGGATCCGATTGTCGCGCCTTTTTTGACCTTCGGGCAGCAGGGTGGCCGCAGCCGCGCTGTCGATGCGCCGATGCACACCATCTGCGCCTCGACCAAAGACACCAACAGCGTCGTCACCGCGTTCCTTTCCAGCTTTTATGGGAGCGACAAGAAGAACGGCGGTGGAGCACCTGGCGTGCCGCTGCGCACCGTCCGCGCCGGCGGCCAGCATCACGCGATCGTTGCTGCGCACATCGAGCAGGCCAACGGCGGCCCGCGCATGCGCAACGCCGCTGGCCGCCCAGCCAATGTGCCGCTGTCAACGGTGACCACCACCGGCTCGCAACAGCGCCTGGTTCAGACCACGCTGGTGGAACACGACGCCCTGCCGCCCGAAATGCTGGCCTGCGCAGTGATGACCGCCGCATTCCTGGTCAAATATTACAGCACCAATGGGGAAAGCGAGGCGGCGCAGATCCAAGCGGTCGACCGGCCATTGGACACGGTCACCACCAAGCATCGCTTTGCCGTGGTCACGGTGACGATCGACGCCACCACCTATGTGATCGTCGACATCGGCCTGCGCATGCTCACCCCGCGCGAACTCGCCCGTGCCCAGGGCTTCCCCGAAGACTATGTGCTCGATCCCGTCGTGCGGAAGTTCCTGCGCGGCAAATGGGTGGAGCGCAAGCTCACCATCTCCGAGCAGATCAGCGCGATCGGCAACAGCGTCTGCCCACCCATGGCCCGCGCCCTAGTCGCTGCCAATCAGCCTGAATTTTCCGAGCGCGCGGAGGCGCAGGCTGCATGAAACACGCGCTCATCCTATGCCTGACGCTGTCAGCTTGCGCTCCCGCCCAGCCAACACCCGCCGAGATCCACGCCGCAAACATGATCCGCCATGGCTACGTCGACTGGGCGGTGCGCTGTGCCTGGGCGGACGGGCACGAAGGCCATTCGCTGGATAGGGCTCTGCGGCGGTGCCAGATGGACCTGGGCTTGCACCAGTGCCCCCATGCCGGCGGAGTATGTCAGCATGATTGACGATCTGCCCATGCAGGAAGCCCATGGATTCCAGTTCGTTCAGATCGGCCCGCACCGGCTCTGGCTGGGCAATGCCTATGCCCTGCGCCCGCTCCTGGGATGGTTTGCTGCCGACGTGCTGGATCCGCCCTACAAATTCCGCGCTGCCGGTGGCGGCGCGTTCCGCGCGCGGCGCCCACACCTTGACCAGATCCGCGCAGAAAAGCTCGACCAAGGCTTCGATCTGCGGATCATCAACCCGCTCCTGTGCGGTGCCGTCGTGGTATTCTGCCACAATGACCAGCTTCCGCAGGTGCTGCAGCACTGCGCCGGCAGCTTTTCGCGCTTCGTTCTATGCGTCTGGCGCAAGCTGACGCCCATGCCCGTGGCAAACAAGCACTATGTGCCCGAAATCGAAACCTATGTGCATGCCTGGAGCCGCGGATATCACCCCGCCGGTGCGCTGGCCGATCTCAAGCGGGTGGTCGAATGCCGATCGCGCGCCCTGAAGGATTTCGGCCATGCGACCGTCAAGCCGGATCTCGTCATGGACAAGATCATGCGCAACGTGCGCGGCGCGTCGGTCTGCGATGCCTTCATGGGCACCGGCTCCACCGGCGTGGCCGCGATCCGCGCCGGCAAGCGCTTCGAGGCGATCGAGCACAACCCCCAGCACTTCGCCACGGCCGTGCGCCGCTGCACCGAAGCCTATCAGGCAATGCAGGAGGCCGCTTGACCGCAAAAGCCCGCATTGCCCAGGCTGACATCGAGCGCGCAGTGAAAGCCGCGATCCGTGCAGGCATGGACGTGGGTTCTGTGCAGGTGTCAGCCGCTGGCGACATCGTGATATATGCCAAAGGCGAATCGAGCGCTCCGCCCTCGCCCGCTGCCAATCCTCTCGATCGCCTGTTGCAGAATGGCCCGTAAAGAAAAGCTCCCCGCCAACGTCAGCTCCTTTGTCGACCGCCATGGCAAGCGCCGCTACCGCTGGCGCCTTGCCGGGCGGTCTGCCTATTTCAAGGCGCACCCCAACACTCCCGAGGGGCAGGCCGAGCTGGAAGGCTTCATCGCCCAGCGCACGGCCGAGCCATCGCCCCGCTATGCCCATGGCACCGTCGGATGGGTCGCCGGCCGCTACTACAGCTCGGCCTCTTTCCTCGGCGGCAAGAGCCCGGCGACTGCGCGCACCGCTACCCTGATCCTCGAAAAGTTCGTGGCCGAGGTAGCGCACGACCTGGTCACGAATTTCAGGTTCGATCACATTGAGGCATTGCTGTTGCGCGCGGCCGAGAAACGGCAGAACGAAAAGGGCCGTATGATTGGTGGCCCCAGCGCGGCCAACAACCTGCGCGGAGAACTCAAGCCGTTCTTCGACTATGCGATCAAGCTGCTCGGCCTGCAGCGCCCCAACCCGGTGGACCAGGCCGCCTCGATTTCTGTCCCGAAGGGTGGCTTCCACACGTGGACCGAGGAAGAGATCCAGCAATATCGTGCCTACCACCCGCTCGGCACCAAACCGCGCCTGGCGCTCGAGATCTTCCTATGGACGGCCCTGCGCCGTGGTGACGCATCATCCTTCGGCCGCAAGCACCTGAAAGACAGCAAGATCGAGGTGACCCCGTCCAAGACCAAGGACAGCACCGGCCAGGTCCTGTGGCTTCCCGCTGCGCCGCAGCTGGTCGAAGCGATCGAGGCCATGCCCGTCACAGGCACCGAAACCTTCCTCGTCACCGATTACGGCCTGCCGTTCACGCGCGCCGGCCTGGGCCAGCGCATGCGCAAATGGTGCAACGATGCCGGCCTGCCCCATTGCAGCGCCCATGGCCTGCGCAAAGCCGCCGCCCGACGCGCAGCCGAAAACGGCGCGTCGAATCAGGAACTCAAGGCTGTGGGAGGCTGGACCACCGATCGCCAGGTGGCAGTTTACACCGCTGCGGTGGAACAAAAGCGAATGGCCCGCCAGGCCATGGCCCCTGTAATCGACTTCGATTTGGCTAACCGCCCGAAGCCGTGA